TACAGAGGATGCCCTAATAGATGCATTTTATGATAAAATACAACACTATCAATTGACTACGTCGGATTTTCAACAATTTCTATTTCGTTATCGCCATACACCCAAAGAAATCATGAAAAAATACAAAGAGCTTCAGAAGAAATCAGGTAATGCAAATGCAAAGCTTTATAGTTAGTTTTATTTTTTAAATATATCACTGTTATATAGAAGATATGGTTTTAAATAAGCGGGGCGGCGCACCAAAAAAAGTCACTTTAATGAGTCAGTTTCAAGAGGCCATTCAGACTTTATGTGAAGCGGATAATGCGTATGAAATGTTTCTAACTACGTATGGAAAATTAATCAGTGCGGTCAAAACTAGAGATGAGACAATCGTGTATTTAATTGAACACAAATGCACGAAAGTGTATATACCACTTATTTTGAGTAAAGCAATATATAAAACTCGCCCTGCGATTGAAGCGATTGCGCGTCTTAATCCAACATTAGAAGGTTTTGATAGAGAACAACTAAATTTATATTTTGAAAAAAATAAACCGGAAAAAAGAGCACTCTCTCTTATAAAAACTTCTATAAATACAGGCGTTACGTATCTGGAGAGAAAAAAAGAAGATTATACTGAATATATTTGCACATCTATGCATTATAATAGAGAACTTGTAGAAAATATTTTCGAGTTTGCAAGGTTTTCTACATTCTTAGATATATTTGAGTGTTGGATTAAGGAATATAGTAAAAATGGTAAAATTTTTGATAATGATAGAGTCAGTTATTTGAGTATTGTGCTAGAAGTTCTACCTGAATACGAAGAACAAGTGTTAGACAAATTATTTTCAACGGTCATTTTATCACCCAAACATGCCCTTGATAAACCATGGGAGAATAAAATATACGATAATCCTTTTAATGTAAAACCAATAAATTATATGGATATGGGTATGGAGTATTACTTATATCATGTTGCAACGATTATTCCTTATACAGAAAGTATTATCACTCTTATTAAATATTATATAAGCAATCCTAAAATGCTAAGATATATTGAACAACATTTTCCATTAAATGCGGATTCTAAATTTGTCCAAATAATAAAAGATATAACTGATATAAAAACGTATATTTCTCTTGAAAAACATTATTTCACTGCACATATGTGGCGTGATGCACAGTCTGTAAAATTATTTATAGAGCAATATTATAAATTTGAACCGATAACTGTAGCTATACAGAATGATTCTTTTATGAATGTTATTAATAAAGAAACTGCATTGGGTGCAGATGTTAAATTGTTTATAGATAAATTATACCCTCTCCATCGTATGGCGATTCTAAACCGTTCAAAGAAAGATCTACAGAATGAATGGGATTTAAATAGAGAAGAATATGGAAAAATGATTAATACGGTGGATCACTTTGGTTTAACACCTATTACCTATGCGATTCTATTTCAAAATGTAGAGGCGATTAAATTCTTTACGACTACATCTCCTGCTTTAAAAAAGAAAGACACTATTGGTAAAGCACGTATTGATTACGCTGTTACTATATCTGTGTTAAAAGATGGTTTTACCATTGAAGATTTAATAAAAAAATATGCTAACGATGAAATTCGTAAATTATTTGAAACAAAAAAGGATATTCAGGTGCGTTGGAGAACAAATATACTTAAAGGATATCATCAAACGAATAAAGATATTGCGAATATTATTCAAAATACATCCAATAATGAATTTTGGTTTTTAGCCGGTTCTAAAGGGATGTTTGGTGCGGGTATTTATTTCGCAAGAACTCCAAGAGAAACTCAAGCGAAAGCACATGAAAAAGGTGTTATTTTGGAAGCAGATATGTTGTTAGGCAATCCATTGAATTTAACATCTCATGGAGATAGAGATGGATTTGTACAGGAATATGGTCATTTACATGTAGATATGTTATACCATACCCTGCAAGTGAATGGTTATGACAGTGTTATTGCGATTAGAGATGAACGCACGAGTGGAGAACTTAGAAAATTAGATATTGGTCGTTTTATGCAAACTGGAAATGAGTATATTGTCTATAATACAGAACAAGCGATTTTTTCAAGAGTTGTGCCGAAACCACGTAAGAATGAACAATATGCTGGAACTAAACAACGCCCTGAAATTTATCTACCTCATTGGTTGGTTCCAGTGCAAAAGGGTGACCTAGCCGCTCTAAAGAAATTGCCTAAAAACACCTATCATGTACATTGGTTGATGGCTTCTACCCCGCTGATGGTGGCTTGTGCTCGTGGTCATACGGAGATAGTTAAATGGCTCATAGAAGAGGCGGGTGCGGGTGTTGCCATAAATACCAAAGATGATATGAATCGTAATGCAATCTTCTATGCCATGAGAGGTGGTAACAAACATATTGTTCATTATTTAATCACCAAGGGTGTGCATTTATTAGAGAAAGATGCGAATGGCAAATATGCGATTGAATATTTTAATACACAGGGTTTGGAGAAAGAAATTGATTTACATAAGGCGGCACCAAAGAGAGTGTCTGTCTCGGTTGGTTACCGTGACGTATTACTAAAAGAACTAGTGCGTATGGGTGATCCAGCGATGGACACAGTATTCCGGTATTATAAAAATACCATGAGTCCTATGACGGATGCGATTAAAGAGAAATTCATTGCCTATTTTAGTCATAAAGCACCAGCGGCTAGAGCAATGACGAGTATGCGGGCGGTCGCGCCGGAACCGTGGATGGGTGTAATGCCATTAAGAAAAGAACAGACTGCCTATGGTGGTGACCGGAAGCGCAGCGGCAAAAAGTAAAGAGTCTAATTTTTTAAATATATCACTGTTATATAGAAGATATGGTATTAAATAAGCGGGGCGGCGCACCAAAAAAGGTCACTTTAATGGGTCAGTTTCAAGAGGATATTCAAACGTTATGTGCGTCGGAGAATGCATATGAAACGTTTCTAGCTACCTATGGAAAATTAGTGACTACATCTAAAACCAGAGATAACACAATCGTGCATTTAATTGAAAACAAATGCACAAAGGTATATATACCCCTCATTTTGAGTAAGGAAATTTATAAAACACATGAAGCAATTGAAGCGATTGCCCGCCTGAATCCAAAATTAGAAGGTTTTACGGAAGATCAAATAGATAAGTATTATGAGAAAGATGGACCCTCTAAACAGAAAGCTCAAACATTCATCAGTATTGCTGTAGGTTCTATTAGGGACCATCCGGAGAGAAAAAAAGAAGATTATACAACATTTATATGCACAACCATGCATTATATAAACTATCCTGAATTTATAAGGGAAATTTATCAGTTTGCTAATTATTCTACATTTTTAGAGATTCTTGATTGTTGGATTAAAGAATATAGTGTAAATGGTAAAATAAATGACGATGAAAAACTCAGTTATTTAAGATTAGTAATAAATGTTTTACCCGAATATCAAGAACAAGCTTTAGAAAAATTAATGTCGGTGATTGTTTTATCACCGAAACACGCCCTTATTGAACCTTGGGGTGAAAAAGATTTTGATAATGTTTTTAACGTAAGAACGGATCTTAACTTTACAGACGAAAATTTAGTTAATTATTTATATGGTAACGTTCCGCTTGTCGGTTATATAGAAACCATTGTAGATCTTATTAAATACTTTATGGATAATCAAAATATTAAACTGTTAAAATATATAGCAACGCATCTTCCATTAAAGAATGATTCTAAATTTGTTGAAATCGTAAATGATATATCCAATGTAAAAGAATATGAAAATGTTAATAAACATTTTTTCCAAATAAAATTATGGCGTAATACAAAATCGGTTAAACAATTTTTAGATACCTATTATAAATTTAAACCGGTTGTTATAAAAAAAAAAGAAGACCATTTCTTGGATATTATTGGTAAAGAAACCTTGTTTGGTGCGGATATTACGAAGTTTTTAGATGAAGCTTATCCAGTTCATCGTATGGCTATTGTAAAACGTTCAATGAAAGAGATAGAAGCGGAATGGCTATTACATAGGGATAACTACATTAAAATGATTAATTCAGTAGATAGGTTCGGTTTAACACCCCTTGCCTATGCTATTTTATTTCAAAATATAGAAGCGATCAAATTTTTTACGACCACTACACCTTCTTTATCAAAACAGAAAACTACTATAGGTAAGGCACGTATTGATTATTCTGTTAGCGTATCGGTATTAAAAGATGGCTTTACAATTGAAGATTTAATTAAAGCTTATGCGAACCATGAAATTGGTAAATTCTTTGAAACAAAGAAAGATATTCAGGCGCGTTGGAGAACGAATGTGATTAAAGGGTATCATCAAACAAATCCAGAAATTGCTACGATTATTGAGAATACAGCTAACGAATATTGGTTTTTAGCTGGAACACAAGGCATGTATGGCCCGGGTATTTATTTCGCAAGAACACCTAGAGAAACTCAAGCTAAAGCTCATGAAAAAGGTGTCATTTTGGAAGCCGATTTATTATTAGGCGTTCCATTAAATATAACTACTCACGAAGAAAGAGATATATTTTATGATACATACGGACCTTTAACCGTTGATATGTTATACCACGCCCTTCTAAAAAATGGCTATGATAGTGTTGTAGCCATTAAAGATGAACGTTCTGATGCGGAACTAAAAAATTTAAAAACAGGGCGTTTTATGCAATCTGGAAACGAGTATATGGTCTATAATACTGAACAAGCTATTTTTACAAAAATTATTCCACGAACATCACGAGCACGCTTAATACGTGGTGGAACGTCTCAACTGCAGCAGATTTCTCTACCTCATTGGTTGGTTGCAGTGCAAAAGGGTGACCTAGTCGCTCTAAAGAAATTGCCTAAAAACGCCTATCATACACATTGGTTGATGGCTTCTACCCCATTGATGGTGGCTTGTGCTCGGGGACATAAGGATATTGTTAAATGGTTGCTAGAAGAGGCGGGTGTTGCCATAAATGCCAAAGATGCTATGAATCGTAATGCGATCTTCTATGCCATGCGAGGGGGAAATAAGGAGATTGTTCAATATTTAATTACCAAGGGCATTCATCTACTAGATAAAGATGCGAATGGTAAGTATGCCGTGGAATATTTTAACACACGGCCTCTGGAGAAAGAGATTGATTTACACAAGGCAGTGCCGGCGAAGCGAGTGTCCGTCCCTGTTGGTTACCGTGACGTATTGCTAAAAGAGTTGATGCGTATGGGTGATCCTGCGATGGATGCGGTATTTCGTTTTTACAAAAATACGATGCGTCCTATGACCGATGAACTTAAAATGAAATTCATAAGCTATTTTAGTCACCAAGGGAGAGCACCTGTGCGCGAGGCCGCATCTGAACCATGGATGGGTGTAATGCCATTAAGAAAAGAGCTGGTAGCATACGGTGGTGGTCGGAAGCGCAGTGGCAAAAAGTAAATAATTCTGTTTTATTTTATTTTATTTTAAAATATATCAATATTATATAGGTTTAAATGACAACTAGAGCAACTCGGTCATCTGCGAGAGTAGCTACAGCGTCCGCCTCTTCGCCTCTACCTCTCGCTGCAAACAGTAAGTTTGAGAATGATACTAAAATGAAAGCTATTTGTGCCTCAGCGAATGCCTATGAAAGCTTTTTAAATACGTATGGAAAATTGGTTACTTCTGTCAAAACGCGAGAGGAGACAATCCTTTATTTAATTGAAAACAAATGCACCAAAGTTTATGTGCCTCTAATATTGAGTAAAATTAATTATGCAACAAATCCTGTAATTGAAGCGATTACCCGTGTTAATCAACGGTTAGAAGGGTTTAAAGAAGATCAAATCAAAGAATTTTTTAAAATCAATAAATACAAGAAAATAGATAGTGCTATCTTATATATAAAGATAGCACTATATTCTATTAGGGAGCATCCGGAGAGAAAAAAAGAAGATTATACAGAGTTTATATGCACGGCAATGCATTATAGTAAACAACTGGAGGAGAACATTCATATGTTCATAGATTACTCTACATTCTTAGAAATTTTTAACTGTTGGATAAAGGAATATAGTGTAAATGGAAAAATCATGGATAATTCTACAAAAAGTTATTTGAGCATTGTGCCAAATGTGCTACCCGAATATAAACCATATGTTTTAGAAAAATTAACATCTATGATTGTCTTATCACCAAATCATCAGCTTAATGAACCTTGGGGTGAGAAAAAATACGAAAATATTTTTAATATAAAACCATACGATTCTTATAAAACAGCAGATGAGTATTTAGAAACGAAAGGAGAAATCATTATTTACATAGCAAGCATAGCACATATTATTCGGTATCTTATGGAACATCAAAACATTAAAATGCTACAAAATATTGCAAAAAATTTTCCATTAAATAATGAATCTAGATTTGTTGAAATAATCAATGATATACTTCTTACACAAGAGTTTAAAAGTTTTAATGTTAATTTACTTACGGAGCAGCTATTGCATGATGCCAAATACGTTAAACAATTTCTGAATACGTATTATAAACTTGAATCTATTACACTACAAAAAGATACCTTATTAAATATTATTAAAAAAGAAACTGCATTAGGTGTAGATGTTAAACAGTTTATAGATAAATTACACCCTCTCCATCGTATGGCGATTATAAAACGTTCCATCACAGATTTACAAAATGAATGGAAATTACATACAGAAGAATATAGGAAAATGATTAATACTGTAGATAAGTTTGGTCTAACGCCTCTTGCCTATGCTATTTTATTCCAAAATATAGAAGCCGTTAAATTTTTTACATCCACGAGTCCTTCTTTCCCAAAACAGATGCTGACTATTGGTAAAAAACGAATTGATTATAGTGTTTCTATATCAGTGTTAAAAGATGGATTTACTATTGAAGATTTAATTAAAGTATATGGAAATGAAGAAATTGGTAAATTATTTGAAACAAAGAAAGATATTCAGGCGCGTTGGCGAACAAATATAATTAAAGGATATCATCAAACAAGTTCGGAAATCGCAGCGATTATTGAACATACGCCCGGTGACGAATTTTGGTTTTTAGCTGGTTCAGAAGGTATGTTTGGCGCGGGTATCTATTTTGCAAAAACACCTAGAGAAACTCAAGCGAAAGCTCATAAAAAAGGTATTATTTTGGAAGCCGATGTATTGTTAGGTAATCCATTAAATATAACATCTCACCAAGAAAGAGATGCATTTGTGGTAAAATATAGTCGTTTACAAGTGGATTTGCTATATCATGCCCTTCTGCTCAATGGATACGATAGTGTTATTGCCATTAAAGATGAACGTTCTGATGCGGAACTTCATAATTTAGGTATAGGAAGGTTTATGCAAACTGGGAATGAGTATATGGTCTATAATACAGAACAGGCGCTTTTTACGAAAATTGTCCCAAGCCCAAATACAGGTGCGCAAATGGGTGGAACGACACAACGGCAACCTATTTCTATACCTCCTTGGTTGGTTGCAGTGCAAACGGGTGACCTAGCTGCGCTAAAGAAATTACCCAAGAGCGCCTATCATGCACATTGGTTGATGGCTTCTACCCCATTGATGGTGGCTTGTGCGCGTGGTCACATGGATATCGTTAAATGGTTGCTAGAAGAGGCGGGTGCGGGCGCCGCCATAAACGCCAAAGATGCTATGAATCGTAATGCAATCTTTTACGCCATGCGAGGAGGCAGCAAGGAGATTGTTCAGTATTTAATCACCAAGGGTATTCAATTACTAGAGAAAGATGTGAATGGTAAGTATGCGGTGGAATATTTTAACACACAGGGTTTGGAGAAAGAAATTGATTTACATAAGGCGGCACCAAAGAGAGTGTCTGTCTCGGTTGGTTACCGTGACGTATTACTAAAAGAACTAGTGCGTATGGGTGATCCAGCGATGGACACAGTATTCCGGTATTATAAAAATACAATGCGTCCTATGACAGATGAAATTAAAGAGAAATTCATAAGCTATTTTAGTCATAAAGCGCCGGCGGCGAGAGCAATGACGAGTGTGCGGGCTGCGGAACCGTGGATGGGTGCATTGCCGCTAAGACAACCACTATCACGTCCTGTCTCTGCCGCTGGTGCTAAAAAAGTAAAGGGTTCTAAATTAAAAAGAGTGTTAATATTAGATGTATAAGGTAATATCTTTTGGGCATAGATGCTCATCTGCATCTTTTATAAAATTATTGAATTGTAAAACTGAATCTTATCCATTTGATTGGTTAGTTTCAAAATTAGATATAATAAAAGATTGTATAGAAACCAATTTTGTGCATTTTTTAAATGTTAGTAATTATATTACACGAGATACTGAAACATTCAATATGATTGATAATAAAAAATTTCATATAGGTAATGAAGTAGCACAAATAAATACATTTTATGAAACTAATATAAATAATACCCAAACATATAGTTATAAATTAGCACTAAATCATTATAATATAAATAATGATAATGAATATTATCAAAGATGTATAAATCGCTTATATGAATTATTAGATACAGATATACAAAAATATTATATTTATTTTCATCACATTATGGGAATAGATGAGTTTCAAAATACTGCCGAAAATATTTTGGATGAATTTGAGAATTTTAACCAATATATTATAAAAAAAACAAAAAATATATTCGGTATATATTTTATACTAATTAAAAAACATAATAATATTAAAAGTATTCAATTAAAAGATACACCAAATTATAAGATATTTATAGTGTATTGCAATGAAGATTTTTTAGATGGTGGAATTCCATTTATGGGAAACCATAATATAGAACAAGAAGAAGTATTGACAATTTTTAAAAGCATTTTTATATAATCAATTTTGTAAAATTTAAAAATTAAAAGATATATATTTATTAGGCTAAAATTATTCATTTTTATTTAACTATAGAGTAACCAGTAAAAATTAAAACAACAGCTATAATTAGAGATGCCTGCCTATAATCTAAGTAACTACAAGACACTCTGGAATGAATTGGGATTTTTTCAATATATAATAATTGTATTTATTGCATATATAGTCTTTTATATATGCCTTCTTGCATTCACACGCTTTGAAAGAAAAATTACAGTGGATACAAATGCATCCTATGGCGCGGGTCGTAGTATGAACAATCTGGTTTCGGATAAAGAAGGTCGTATTTATAGAGTGGCGAATGTCCCTCTGATGCTGCATTTTACAGCCGCAGAAGTGCAGGCTAAACTAAAGCCTGGAGAGAGTTTTACAGTGCATGGATTTGGTATGCGTATTCCTTTCTTAGGTATGTATCCCGTTATTACCTATGCAGAGGCCCAAGTCTAAGTTTAAGTTTTTAGCCCGTCTATCGTGGTCTAAACCTATGTTTTTAGCCCGTCTATCGTGGTCTAAACCTATGTTTTTAGCCCGTCTTCATTGCGGCCGCGGAAATATGCGTCAATAGGAGGTTGC